TCGTTGAAATCATCGAACTCGTCATAAAGTTCTTCTTCGTTTGTTTCGATATCAATATCATCTTTTACACTTAGCGTACGAGTGTTTGGCGCTGCTCCAAAAATAACTGGAGAGTATTCGTAAAGTTCCAAGGCTTTAATGAAACGAACGCCAGTTTTTTCATCAGTTGTAGACTTGCCTTCTGGCACCGAATATCCAATTGACCACTCTTGTTCTTCAGCAAAAAACTGAACATCGTAGAAAGCATCGCGACCACGGCTAGTGTTTAAGTTGAACTGCATTTTTACGAGTAGCGCACCGGCATTCTGTGCGCGAAGGTCTTCCGGTAGACGCGAGTCGTCAGGAAGTAATTCTTCGACCTTAATCGTCTTTGCTACTGGAATGTTGGTGTCATGAGACCAAACGCCTTTGGGGTTACGCTTGCGCAACGTGTTTTTATATGCGCCAGGTTCAATGACGTCATTAACAGAGTCCACAATGTTGGTAACAGAAACGATTGCCTCAACGATTCCATCCGCGTCATTCAAGCCACGAACTGATGAAACTGGGACGTTCTTTCGGTCCATCTGGCCTCCTGGCAAGCGACTATACATTCCGCAAGCGTTCAGAATACCTTAACTTGGCGTATAGTCTAAGCAAACGCAAGCGTGCAGCGGCAGTTGATGACTGAAGTTCCGTCACCCTCAAAGTCGCCAGGAAAGCGAACCGACTTGCCCTCTACATTAAAATTGTCTTCAATCCCAACGGTTACATTTGCGACATGAAGATGTTCGGTTCGACCATCTTCACCTGGGGCATGAACCCATGTCTTTTTGGTGAAACCCAACTGACGGGCAGCCCACAAAAGCCCAGCATTGAAAGCACCTGAGACCTCTGTTCTAACGATGGTTTTGATTCTCTTTGAGAAAGAATCACTCATCCATTGACTCAACTCTGTCAAAAATGACGAGTGCGGTCTTCCTGCATAAGCCTCAAGCATCTTCTGCATATTGATGTTTGTAGTTGTGTTTACGAGCAGAAGGTTCGCAATCCTGTCCCCTATGAGTTCTTGAATGACCTTGCCCTGCATATCCAGACGGTCAAAGCCGTCACTGGCTATATCGATTGCGCCGTCAAGGAACACTGCCGAAATCCAGGTATTCCCGTCTGTTTTTAGTTGCTCGTTCCAAACCTCGATATCGAAAAAGTCATCTACTTTAATTTTCTCACCCGAGTCCCAACGCTCTTTAAGTTTCTTGGACCCTGCCTTTTCCAAAACGACTCGCTGTTGACGCTTAAAATATGACGCGATTTGAAGGCTCACGCTGGCCTCAAGTCGGTCCAACTGCCGTGTTCTCCGTTGGATGTTTTCGGTGCCCTTTAACTCTTCTGCTTCCGAATCGGCAAGAGTACTCATTGCTGGTTCGAAAATAGGCCGAGGGGACGGGTCGACCGTGTTGGGTGTATTTACATCTGATGGTGCCGTTGGAGCGCCAGTTGTCGGCGCTGGACTTGCAGATGGACCACCTGGACGGCGCGGATTCTGATTTGGATTTACGGAATCGCCCTGCCGTAAACCAGAGCCGTCTGTAGACATGACAACCGGAGAGAGGTTTGTTGGAACAAGAAGTTCGTCAATTCCTACACCCTTGCGCCCAGTCAGTTCTCGGTATTCATCAATACTGATTGCACCCTGCTTGAGTTCCTCAAGGTGAAACCTTGACCTCTCTCTGTCATCTCGACTGAGTATCGCCACAGAAGAAAGGTCATAGGAAATAAACGTGTTTTCGCTATCGTCCAAAATGTCAAATGCGCGCTCGAGAAGCGTCAGGTGTGGAAGCATGGTTTCGCGCCAGAAAACTTCTAGTTCAACGTCAGCGTTTGCAAATGTCCTATTGGAGGCATTGCCAATTACAGATTCAGGAACTCCGAACGCTAAAAGAATTTCTTCTTTGTTTTGTCCTCGTGCTTCTGTGTATTGAGCATCTCTTTGGTTAACACCGGTATCGATAAAACTTGCATCCTCAGCAGAAAGAACTGTGATGCGCCCAGCACCACCAATATTCGAGCCAGTTGTACCTCTGAACCTGCGGGCAATTTCTTCACTTTGTTCCTCTTCCATGTCGCCCTTAATGACAAGCATCCCGCCTGGACGACCATCGTTGATGACAAAGTTCCTGTTGTAAACGCGAGAGTAATAGTCAAACTCAATTGCCAAACCAGCAGACTCTAGGGGTGTTTGGCCTTTGTATGGGTCGATTGGATGCGGGACGCGAATCCACAACATTTCTTCTGCCGGAACGACTTTCTTGGGCGTATTCGGATATTCAACAGAAAAACCAGAAACATGTTTTACTGCATCTGGAATAGGAAAAACATACTGCGGCTGATGCAAGAACAACTGAGTTACATCGCCAAGTCTATTTCGTGTTACTTGAACAAATGCACCAGTTTTTGACAAAAGAACTTGCGATGAGAGCATAAATCTAAAAGAGAATGCATCAATGTTTGGGTTTGGACGACGATTCAAAACGTCAAGAATTTTGGCGTCGTAGGTCATTTCTCCTATGCGCCAATCACCAACTCGGAGTCCGATTGGCAATGATGCAGCATTCGAAGCAATTGCGTAAACAGACTTGTAAACCCACACAACTCGGTCAAGGGCTTGGTTAATGCCTCGCTCTACGTCCCAGCCATCTTTATATGGCGTTCCGGGCCTACTAACTCCAGTTGTTACATAATTCTTTTTTTCACTCAATCCCTCAAAGCCTTGACTGGTCGCCTGCTTAAATGTTCTTAGAAACGCCATTATTATTCACCTGCTTCATAGCCGAGGAGAAGTGAAAGCACAATAAGCAAAAACCCCAGAGCAAAATAGCCGAATTCTGGCCCAACGATAAATCCCGCAGTCGTAATACACGACGCGCCTGATACAAGAACTGCGGTTGAGACGCGCTCTCTATAGGAATTAACAATAAATTTGCTGCCGAAATAGACTGCTATCGCGAGCACCGATGCAACTATTCCTCCAACAACCATATTTTGTCCTTTAGCGTAACGAGAACGACAAACGTGCCATATTTATTAAACTACACCAATGGTAGCGCGCACAGCCCTTAAGGTGTTCGCACCACCATTGGTGTACGGATATTAGAAGGACTCGTCGTCCCAAGAGGTCTGCTTGCCAACAGAGACTGGTTTTTTCTGCTGGGCTTGCTGACCTGTTTTATTAATTCCGGCGACTTGGGCCTTGCGCAGGGAAACTCCGATGTCATCGGCAACCAAGACGACCTTGGATTGCTTTTGACCTTCTTTGTTTTCCCAAGTTTGCTGTTCTAGGCGACCAGAAATCAATACCCTTGAGCCCTTTGAAAGGCTTGCCGCGACATTGTCTGCCAATTCACCCCAAGCATTTACGTCGAAAAAGGATGTTTCCTCTTCCCACTCGTCCTGCTTGTTTTTCCAACGACGGTTGGTTGCCACGCCAACCTTGAGGACACTGCTCCCCGTTTTGGTGATTTTTAGTTCGGGGTCTGCAGTGAGATTCCCTACCACCGTTACTTGTGCTGTCATATTTATCTCCTATGTACCTGATGTTTTATTTCTAGGCTTCCAAATCTAACATGAACCAATCATTGACCCACATGACGGCGATTACTGAATAACCGCAGATATCAAGCCATGTGTCGTGAATCGGCTCAAATAGAACTGGACCATCGTGCTTTTGTAGATTCTTGAGTCTCTCCAACTTGTCATTTAGACGAATCGCGAGCCCCGGAACCCCAAAGCGTGAGATGTTGCCGTGTCCATACATCCGCTGTTTACCTACCACGGTATTCAGTAGATGCATTCCCGCCTCTTTGACGGAAACCTTTGTTTCGTTTGCATAGCCAATTAGTCCGTTGGCTCCAATTGTTTCGAACATCTCCAGCCTTGATGCATGCATCCCAATTTCCTTGGAATCGAAAATGTCCCCCACCAGTTGCTCAAAGATGATGTTGATTTCTCTCTGACACAAATCGCTACTGTGCTCGGCGTAGGCGAGCAACTCTAATGAGTGCTGCACAACAGCCCCCACCACATAAGAGGCCGCCATGTTCCATGTCTCCGGCTTCTCTTTGCGAACCTTGTTCAGAGACATCGGGCTGATACTTATATCCATGATTATCCTCCGTGTGTTACTGGGGCGAGCATTGCGGTTTTTGATTGTCGCGCTTCCCATTCAAATGTTCTGCGCAAAGCCAAAAAAGTATCGAAAATGTCATCGTCTATGCGAAGCGGGAACCACCCCCACTTATCTGGTCTTAGCCAGAGTGCTGCGCCTTGCTCAATTGCGGGTATTGCCATTTCGGTGGTGCCATCAAACATGCAATCGGCTCTTGAGTACGCGGCAAGTTGCAGTGCAACTTTTGCGCTAATCCCCGAACGGGTTGTCTTAAAATCAAGCAGAGTTACTTTGTCTCTAATCTTTGCGATGGCATCAAATGAGCCGGCATACAAGTGTGTAATGGAGAATACTGATTTTTCTACATGTAGCCACTCGGGTTCATATTCAACGCAGAACTGGTCAAAGTTTTTGATGTACGGCTCCAGGTCGTGGTCGTACTGTGCTGACGGGTCATAGATTCTTTGTTCAATCGCTTCGTGAACCCTGGTTCCCATATCTGCGGCAATCGCAAGTTCTCTCTCGGGTGCAGCCTTCAGCCAAAGTCGTGCCTTCTCGTGCTTGCTGGCACCGATTAACTCGTTGACATATTCAATATTGTCAACTGCCGCATTCGCTGTGATTTTGCTATTCCATTGACGCAGGAACGGCGCAGGAAGCATGTCGATTATTGAAGTAACCGAGGGAGCGGAAATATTCTTGATGTTTGGATGTTTGTAGTACCGATACCCGTTGACGGTAGTGGTTTCAATTTTTGGATTTGTCATTTGATGTAATGTGCCTGTTCCTTGAGATGCTTTTTATAGTCATCCCAATTGTCTATGTGCCGGTATGTTGCGTCCATAACTATATCAGGGTCTTGTCGCTCATACAACTCCGTGCCCATTGATAAGACTAGGTATTTTGGCGAAGGGAAGACCAAACCCAGGGTTTTCCCGTCATAATTTCCACCAATAAATTCAACTTCGCACTTGGTCTCTGCTTTATTTTTGGACGTGGCCTTTTGCCGCGTCGCCTTCTTTTGGCCTGCCACTATTTCTGAGCGGTTATCAAAAGTTCGTCGAACAGGTCTTTCAGTCTCTTGATGTTCTGCTCGTACTCGTCCACGAAGGCCTTATCTAAAGTAACCGAGTCGGTTTCTTCATCGATGACAATCATTTCTCTCATGACTTCAAGCCGCTCCACTGCTGAGTGAATTTGCTTGATTTGAGCGTTTAGCGCATTGGCCAGTTGCTCAATTTTGTGGCGGTGAATGTTCGCGTCGGAGCGCTGAATTTGTATTGCCGCATCCCTGCCACCAAGTTGCGAACCATACACTTGGAATGGTTTATTGGGGTCACCTATGTCGATACCGGAAATCTTGGACATTATTCCTCCGTTTTGTCGTATTGAATACTATACAGCATTTCCATCACTTGTTCGGGCTCCAATAAAAATCCTTTGGCTGGATTGTCGCTACTTCCGGCAAACACTTTTTTGGTTTGCTCATTAAATAATTCCCTATTGGCCCTTAGATATCTCTTGAGTCGCTGGACATTGACGATGACCATCGATTGATGAATAGCATAAACATAAATCCACCAGGCGGCTTTTGTAACGTTGATGCCGCTTGGAGACCATATTTGCACTCCAAAAACATCGGTTTCCCTTCTGGGGTTTTGATTGGTTTCTACGACCATTCTGCCATTGCGGTATCTGTCCGTCTTCACTTCAGCCGAACCCTGAATGACCGCGGCATAAAAGTCACCGATGAATGTTTCGCCCTGTTGACCGAATTTTAAGTCTTTTGCAAAATCAAAAGAATTAGCGGGAATGTCAAAGTCTTTGTTATAGGTCATTTTCCTCTTGTTTATATGTCCATTGAGCAGCAAGAAATCGTTCTATGTCTACTGTAATTTTTGGTTTGTTTTCTCCGGGTTTAACTTCTATGGATTTTGCAAATTCATCCGCTATGTACTTATATGCATTGATTGCGTCGATAGAGTTTTGCAACAGGGTTGAGTGAATCTTGACAGAGAATGTTGCTCCGACATCTTCCGACCTTTCTAAAAGTTTAACCAACTCCTCCAGGGCCTCGAGTGTTTGGTTGTGTTTTGACATTTTGGTAGTCCGACTCTAATTAACAAATTTGGAATAGTCAACGATTGTCGCCGCTGCCAGCGATTGTGTTGCGCCTCTGCCGACCTTCAAGTTTCTGTACATTTCTTGCTGCGACTGCGCCAAGGTTGACATTTAAAGACTGAGCCAATTGGGCGCAATACCAAAGGACATCCCCCACCTCATCTAGTAGTGCTGTCTTCAATTCATCGGTCATTTCGCCACCATTGTCTCGAATAATTTTTTTGTATTTCCCTGCTACTTCGCCCGCCTCAGACCCAAGACCTAAAACTAAATACTCGATAGCCCTGTCCTGTGGATATTTAGCCGTCAATCCTGTTCGAAACTGATACTGGTTAAAATCCATGAATGCTTCCTCGTCAAAAGTGTTCAAGTTCATACAGTCATCATAGTCGAGAACACTGTGAGTAGACGGTCAAACTGATTAGTCTGCACTAACCTACTCGGTTCAAACTCATACGGAAGGTCAATGTCATGACATCGCTAGACCAAAAATTTGTGGACTCCTATTCCCAAAAACAGGCTCCTTGGGGATTTAACGGAATGGGGGAAATTGTATTTTTGCGAACCTACAGTCGCAAGAAAAGCGATGGGAACAACGAGACGTGGACTGAAACTCTGCAGCGCGTCATTAATGGCGCTTGCGAAATTGGGGTCGACTACACACAGCAAGAGGCCGAGGCGCTCTTTGACCACATGTTCAATCTGCGTTGTTCATTTTCTGGTAGGGCGCTTTGGCAACTTGGAACTCCACTTGTCCAGAAGTTCAACGGGTCATCTCTCAACAACTGCTATTTCACAAACATCGAAAAAATAGAGGATTTTGAACTCCTTTTTGAGTATCTGATGCTCGGTGGCGGTGTTGGTTTTTCTGTTGAGCGCTCCAAGATTCACGACCTTCCCAAGGTCAAATCAGGCGTGGCTATTGCGCATGAGCGAACCAATGATGCGGACATTATTGTCCCAGACAGTAGACACGGATGGAAGCGCCTGCTTCATGCCGTCTTGAAGTCTTATTTTGAAACGGGCAAATCTTTTACGTACTCCACAATCCTCATTCGTGAATACGGCGCACCGCTAAAAACATTCGGTGGGACCGCTTCTGGGCCAGGGGCTCTCATTGATGGAATGACGGATATCTGCAACGTTCTTGATGGTCGCGTTGGGAAGAAGTTGCGCTCAGTTGATGTCCTTGATATCTGCAACATCATCGGTCGCGTTGTGGTCTCTGGTTCCTCAAGACGCTCCGCTCAAATAGCGATGGGCGACCCAGATGACATTTTGTTTTTGCGTGCCAAGAACTGGTCCTCCGGAATGGTTCCTGCGTGGCGAGCGAATTCAAACAACAGCCTGTATGCCGACTCTTATGAAGAAATCATGTCTGAATTGTGGAAGGGCTATGACGGTTCGGGGGAGCCTTACGGTCTACTGAATAGAAAGTTGGCTCGCAGTGTTGGGCGTCTAGGCGAAAAGAACCCAGACCCATCAATCGAAGGTTTCAACCCTTGTGCCGAAATCGCGTTGGCTGACGGTGAGTCATGCAACTTGGCGACCATCTTCCTGCCGAATGTGGAGAGCCTTGCCCAACTGAAAGAAATTTCTATCCTGCTTTACAAGGTGCAAAAGCAAATCACCAGACTCACCTACCCCTACGAGAAGACGACAAACATCGTTCGGAAAAATGCTCGTCTTGGCCAAAGTGTTACCGGAATCCTGCAGGTTCCCGCCGAGAAGATTGATTGGCTAGATGAATGCTATAAGAACCTTTATGCTTTTGACAAAAAATACTCAAAGGAAAAAGGCTGGCCAACTTCTGTTCGCCTAACAACGGTTCAACCATCCGGAACCCTCTCACTACTTCCGGGTGCTACACCAGGAATACACCCAGCATTCGCGCAGTACTACGTGCGTCGTGTCCGCTTTGGTTCGTCTGACCCCCTTGTGGATGCATGTCGCAAGCGTGGCTACAAGGTTCAGTGGGACATCGGCATTGACGGTCGGGAAGACCACTCTCGCTACGTTGTCGATTTCCCATGCGCTTCGCCAGAGGGCTCCGTCCTTGCTAAGTCGATGACCGCTATCGACCAATTGGAGTGGGTGAAGAAGATGCAAACAATTTGGGCAGATAACGCTGTCTCCGTTACGGTTTACTACCGCAAGGAAGAACTTGGTCTCATCAAAAACTGGCTTTCTGAAAATTATGAAGACGGCGTAAAGTCGGTGTCCTTCCTTTTGCACAGCGACCACAACTTCCCACTCCCCCCGTACGAGGAGTGCTCAAAAGAGCATTACGAGAAACTATTGGCTGGCATCGACTTCAATGTTCCGCTACTGCAAAAGTCTTTTGATGGCGAGTTTCAGTTAGACGAGTGCGCCACTGGGGCATGTCCGGTCAAGTGATTAAGGACGCCCTGGAGAGTATCTCTTCGGAATCCACATCAATTGATTGCCGGTGTTGACACATACGTACGGAACACCGTAAAAAATTGTCCTCTCTGCTGGCTTTGTACAGTTCAAATCAAAAGTAGGTCTTTCAACTGGAACAGTTGGTTCTGGCGAGATAGTTACGACGGTCGTCGTTGTCGGATTAGTTACAACTGGAGCCACAGTCGTGGTTGTGGGAGCAATAGTTGTGGTCGTGGGAGCCACTGTCGTGCTGGTGGGAGTAACACTTGTGGTCGTAGTGGTTACTGGGGAATCATAAAGCCCCGAATATGCCAAAAGATTTGAACTACCTTCTCCGACATTAAACAACGCTCCGACTGTTGCGGTTTTTCTCAAATTGACCATTATCTGATTTTGTGTGAGTGATGGGTTGACTTGAAGCATTAGGGCAGCAATACCGCTAACAATCGGTGCGGCGTTTGATGTGCCGCTGCTCGAACGATAAACATTTGTTCCTCCCGTCCAAGCACCGACAACATCCCACCCAGGAGCAAAAATATCTACACATGTACCCCAGTTGGACTGAGTACCCCTCAGGTCTTGTGGGTCGGTGCCGCCAACCGTGATGACCGATGGTTCAGACGCTGGAGAGTAGAGGCATGCATCTCTGTTGTTGTTGCCCGCTGCTCCAACAACAATCAAACCGTCTTCGATGAGTCTGCGCACAGCACTGTTGAACACTTCATTTTTTGACAACGACACGCTCATGTTAACTACGGCTGGGACACCTGCCTGATGGTGATTTATTATCCAATCAAAAGCGTCGTACAGCGTCGCAATGGAGGTGTTTATGTTGCGACAATTAAGAACCCTTACAGGAATAAGGCGGACGCTCTTGGCTACGCCATAAGTTTTCCCACCTATGATGCTTGCGCTATGGCTCCCATGCCCACTGCAATCCTCGGTTCCCCATGAGTCCTCGGTTACTACGTTGTACCCGACATCAACACGACCTTCAAATTCTTCGTGTGATGAATTTATGCCCGAGTCAAAAACATAAACATTCACTC